TGATATATTTCATATTTTCCATTTTGATTTATACCCCAAAATCCAACTTGTATAGAACCCATTATTTGTCTTTGTGATATACTATTCCAAGCAATTTCCGTTTCACTTTTATAACCATTATTTATTACATCTGTAGCAATTGTTGATAATTCACTACTTTGAATATAATCTACTTGTGTATATCCATCTGGTAATATCTTTTGTGTTGTATTTCCCTTAGGTACTATTCCTAATCTACCTTTTAATGTAGGGCTTAAACTAACACTTGTTCCTGTTCCTGATACTTTTGGTAGGTTATCATAAACACTTCTTATTGAACTAGGTATGTTGTTTGTATTCTTATCACTAGGTATTGTTCCTCCTATTTCTTGTATTGCTAGGTATGTATCAGTTATGTCGCTTGTAAGTTTATTTAATCTATCTGCTATTGCCATTATGCCACCCCATTTCCAGTTGTTAGAGTAGTAAGCACTGTTTCTACATCTCCTATCATATCCCATACACATTTTGCACTAGGATATTGTGTATCTGTTGAACTTGAACTTAATGATGTTACTTTGTTTGACTTATCTTCTTTTCCTGATACATCTTGAACTGCTGTATCTGCTTTACCTAAACTTGTTTGAACTCCACTTGATAAATCTGTACTTGGTATTCCTCCTACCGGCTTATCATACTTTGCGTTCCAAGTTTGCTTTTCACTTGCATTTGCAAACTTATTACCACTATTGCTATCATCTATTAAATCACTTGCTAATTTGTTTTGACTTGTTATTTCAGTTTGTAGTCCTGCTACTAAATCTCCTACTGGTATATCTACTGTGTTTCCATTTTGTAATGTTAGCACTATCTTTTTATTTGCACTATCAAACGAACCACTTACTACTACACTTTCTAAAGGCAAGTCAATATTATCTGTGCTTATTACATTACCATCTATATCTTTTAGATATAGTGTTACTACATAGGTTGAGCTGTTTACTTCTAAATCTATTAGACTTCCTGTGCTTGTTTTTAGTGTATAGTTTGTTAGATTATTTGCTGTATTGTTTATAAAGCCACTATCGTTATTCAAATCACTCGTTTTACTTGGTATAATTGGTTTATTACTTAAATCATTGTAATTGCCACTAAAATCACTCTTGTTATTCCAAGTTGTCTTTTCAGTATCGGTTACTAACCTATGTGTACTATCATCACTTAACTGACTTAATGCAGTTGGTATGCCAGTTGCACTTATCACATTATTATTTATTGATATATTTTCTCCTGCTGTTAATTTGTCTTGCTTACCATTTATTAAATTTCTTACTTCAGTATCATCATAATTTTCTAAACCTGCTAATTTATTTTTTTCTTCATTTGTATAATCATTAGTTGATAACCCTTTACTCTCAATTTTATCTACTTTGTTTTCATCTAATTCAGCAATATCATTAGCATTATTTAAAATTGCTTGTTCTATTTGTTCTTTATCACTAGGTGTTATTGGTTTGCTATTCTCATAATTATCTTTTAAACTACCAACCCAACTATCAAAATATGCAGGGCTTGGATTGTATCTTTTTATTTCCTCATCATCTTCTACTAAATAAGCAACAACCCCTACTTCTACTGTTCCTTTTTTATTTAAAACCTCGTAAGGAATATCACACTCATTGTTTTGTATGTCAGCCATTTTGTAAGTTGTTCCATTATATGTAAAATAAACGTCCTTTACAAAATCGTTTGTTATCTCATCAGCAAATTCAAACTCGCACTTTGTAACATTTATTTCCTTTTCATTTACTGGTGTTTTTACTATATCACATTTGTGTGGATTTACTGTAATTTTCATTATTCTTCACCTCCACGTGTTCCTAGTAAGTCATCAACTGTTGGTTGGCTTTCTTTTATCTCATCAATCGCTTTTTGACTTTCTTCTAGTGTTTCATCAGGGAATAACCATTGTCTTAACTCAACGTCTTTAACAACGCCTTTTGTTTGTCCGTATGTTAGTTGACTCCATTCAGTTGTAGTATCTTCAAGTAAACTATAACTCCAGTCAAAACTCAATTCATACTCACCTTGAGGTGATAGGTTGTAAGCATTTGCCAAAACATTACAAGCATAAAAGAAATCTTGAAATCCTTTTTCAATATTGCTACGCATATCATCACATATTGTAAATGTATCATACATACTACGTTTAATTTCAGTCGCTGTTGCTTGTTGTGTATCTACTTCTGACAATATTCCATAACTAGTTCCTATTTCGTGTTCTAGTCTTTTATAAAGTTCTTGTAGTCTTGTTGTGTAATCTCTAAATTGTGGATCAAACACTTCAAAGAAATCATCTCTACCACTATCTATCTTTTTCCATAAACCATCTTTAGGAAGTGCGTTCTTGCCATCAAACATTGTGATATCAGCACCAACAAAAACCTCTTTCAACTCATATTCTCTTATCATTTGTTTCATTGTTTCTTTTATTTCAAGAATAGTTGCATCGCACCCATAAGTAATTGGAACACCATACTTATCATTTGTCTTGCGATTATTTACTGGCGATGGTATGTAACATAGCAATACCCTATCAACGCCACTTATTGTTTGTTTAAGTAATATATTTTGCCAAAAACTAGGTGTAGGTATTTCTTGCCCTGTTTCATCGCTAAACTTTTGTTCTATGACACAATTACCATTTTCCAACCTATAATTAGTCCACCTAATATATGTTTTGGTATTTCCCATACCTTTTGTTATTTCCTTGCGTTCTGCAAGTATAGTAGCACCTGTGATTAAATCACCATCGGTACTATCAATTGTTACTCTACTTTGTGGAACTATTGTATAGTATTCTTTGTTGCCTTTAACATAAGGAACTAAAAATACACCACCATAGCCAAAACTCATTGATGCTATCTTTTTACCTTTTTTCCACATTGACTGACCTATTTTATTCAATAATTCAGTTCTAGGATTATCCCCCTCAATATTCATATTACTATCACTTATTACATAATTTGCCAGTTTATTAGCAAATATGCTTGTAAAGTTTATATTATCAATTCTTTCATACGCTACGGCGTACTTTGTATTATCTTCTACGTCTTTTTGTTTTGTTTCAGTAGAAACGTGAAACAACTTTTCTAATATCCACGTCCATATTTTACTTAACATATCATTGTCCTCTCTTTTTCCAAATGTTATTTAACGCATATCTTACACTATCAATACAATGGTTATCTGCGTCTACATAACCACTAATATAATTGCCGTCTTTGTCTTGCTCAAATTCATAAGTGCTAAATTCTTCTGCTGATACAGGACACCTGTTAGGGTCTATCACTATTTTAGTGAGTGAAGATAACCACTTCATTGAATAAGCCACGCTATCAGCTCCTTTTTCAGCACCTCTCATCATAGCACCATAACTTCTAAAATCTCCAATTGATTTAGGTTCTGCACTATCAGCAATTATCATATCATTTTCAGTTACACCTTTCTCTTTTTTTAACACCTCCCAAACTTCTGAATTACTTTGCTTATTTACAACATACTCGTCAAAAATATACAAAGTCCTTTGACTAGGGTTGTAACACATTTTAGTCCACGCTAGGGGATCAGGAAACCACCCAAAATCTAGCCCTTGATATAAATAATCAAATGTTTTTATCTCATCATCAGTTATTTCACGCAACTCAACATTTTCAAATACATTTCCACCACTACCTGTTTCTTCTCCTAGATAAATATTTTTGTATTGTCTTTCATTTACTGATAACATATATTCTGCTTCATCAAAGAATTTACTACCTAACCAATCTTTAGGCACTTCTTTGTATGTACTTCTATGTACTAATCTATCGGCTTTAGGTATTCTCTTTTCCTTGTTTACAAAATGTTGCGAACTTGTAGGCGTGTTATACACCCTAAACATTACAAAGTCCTCACCACCACGAATAACTGACCTGTCAATAGTTCCTACCTCGTTCATACCATTCATTTGGTCAAACTCCTCATAAACAACTATTCCTATGTACTTGTCTTTTGGTGGCTTAATAGACTTAATCTTAACTGGATCATCAGCACCACGAAAATATATGACCTGTCCTGTCTTTGTGTTAGTTATCTCAAGTGGTGACTTTGTTGCTTTCCAATGACTAGGTACATTTGGATAAGTTTCACCTAGTTTGTCAATTCCCCACTGCATTTGACTATATACTGAATCCTTTAATGTGTTCCCTACTTTACGAATTAATAAAGCACACATTTTCTCGTTGTTCTCAAGTAGCTCTGCAACTTTTTCACTCCAAAAAGAAGATTTAATAGAACCACGTCCACCTTCAAGCCAATATTCATAATGTTTTCTTTCATCAATATCACGATTCAAATCCACATAAGATTGTCCCAAATCTTTTGCAGGTATATAAATGATAACTCTTTCATTATCATTTTGTTTTTCTTTTTTTTCCATTAATTCTTGTATTATTTCATAGTTCTTACTATAGCCTTGTCTTGCACCTTTAATAAGTCCAAGTGTTGCAAGTTCTCTATTTGTTAAGCCACCTTCATTGTCTTTAATAGGCACTTCATCAAGCATTTTTTCAAGTACTGACATCATTGTTGCTTTTTTCTTTTTGGCTTCAGTAGATGCCTTTTGCCCTTTTCTAGATAATTCACTATGCCTGCTCGGTGACATCTCGGTGAAAGGAATTAAATTATCTTCTTTTGCCACGCAACTACCACCTACTTCCTGTTTGATTTTATATAAGAATTATACTATAAAATGAATTGTTTGTCTAATTAGTATATTGTGCAATGTGTTTTAACTCGTCAGTAGTAATATCATCATTTAAAGTTTCCCATATTAAATCCTTTTTCCATTCAGGTAAGTCAAGAGAATAAACCATCTTTTTCC